GTGGGAATACTATTTGTGGGAAGTCCACCCGGAGCATGGGGAAAGGGAGTTGGAAGACGCTTTAGGTTTCTTCCTCACCCAGCGTGGGCGTGCTGGTGGTCCAAGAAACCCGCTGTTTATGGTGGGTGCAGGGCATATCGGCCGCGGTGAGCCTGAACCGTTGTTGAGTTGGGCGACCAAGACCGCTGATGACATCCAAATCCTCGCTGTTCCTAAAGAAAACCTGGCGGCCAGCGGCGGGGCGGTCGTGGACTTTGATTTGGGTAAGGGGTTCTTGGAGGAAATCCGGGTGTATGGGGATGTTCCGGTGCCTGCTTCTGGTGTGGCCCGCGAAACCGGGGAAACCGCGGTCAGGGGTGCCGATGAAGCCGTCGAAGCCGCGGCCAGAGGAACATGGTCAGTGGATTACCCCGAAGCGGAGCTTGTACCCATCGAGTTCTTTGATGACATGCCGTCTTGGAACCGAGGGGCGGCCAGGGCGGGCGACGTAGAGAGAGATGTATGGAGCCACAGAATCAAAGCGGAGTACGCCGACGAGATCCCTTCGTTTGAGAACTTTGATGAGTTGGTAGACGACATGGCTGAACGCGGGTTGGATAACCCGTTGCTGGTGGACTTCAACCCCGATACGGGTGATGTGATTCTTGCCGAGGGGAATCATCGTCTTGCCGCTGCGCGGGAACTGGGCTGGGATGTTATTCCCGTGAGGGTGTACCGGTCAACGTCAACCGCTGCCGGGCGGGGCGCTCCGATTGAGAAACTTCTGCCCCCATCCGAGAAAGCCCCGTTTGGGCGTCATTTCGATGTGTTTGGCGAGGACTTGCCACAGGCCATTTCTCCGTCGCAGGTTGGTATGCCGACTGCTGGTGGTGTGGCCCGCGAAACCGGGGAAGCGGTAGCTAGGACAGACGCAGAGGCCCGCGCTGTTATCAAATCCCTGGAAGAAAACGCCGCCCCAGCCGCTTCGGGGGTTGTAGACAAACCGATGTGGCATGGCAGTTCCCAAAGATTCGATACGTTTAGTGCTGGGCACGGCGATGAGCGAGCCTTGTTCGGGTTGGGGGTTTACACCACCGACGATATGAGCGTGGCGGCTGGGTATTCACGAAAGAAGACTCGGCCGCAGAACCGGCCGCTTGGGGGAACGCCCGGTTCTGAACCCCGTGAGCGTCTTATCTACAACGTGGTTTGGCGCGGGGAGAACCCGCCACGGGTCTTGGATTTGGAAGCGACGATGCCCGACGAGGTGCGCGGTATCGCCCGCAGCGTTGCGGATTCCTTGGATCACCCGTGGGTGACAGATGAGTTGCCGTATGTTGCTTTGGATTCAGAGTTGACCGTGTTGGACGAACTGGTCAGCATCGTTGATAACCCTGCCTCAACCTTTGAGGACTTTTACCGGAAACTGGTTCGGGTGTTCGCAGAATCGGGGCAGCCAAGCACCGAGTTCGTAGACATCCTCCAAAAGATGAGTGGCGATCTGGTTGAGGCGGGCGTTGATGCTTTCAGGTACACGGGGGGGAAACGGGGTAAGGGTCGCTTGCATGAGGCGATGGTTTGGTTGGATTCTGAAAGCGTTGAGATTGTCCAGGCGGGCAACATCGAAGGCTTGCTCAGAAACACGGGTGGTTAGCGGTGGAGGATTTGTCTTTCCACACAGCGTTGGATGGTGAAACCCCGGAACAACGAGAAGCCTACGAAAACGCCTGCGACACGCCGCCACCCGAAAAAATGGGCGAACACCCCGACCTGCCACCTAAATCAGAATGAAAAAATACGAATGAAAGGCTGGCGTTGGGCAACGATTCTGTCTACGATTTCGTTGTGTGCAGCGTTTCTGGTGTGGCGCTTTGGCCGGGTTTTACGTTCGTTGTTTGGGTAGATGAGCCGTGACTTCCGGCCGGGCAATAGACGAAGCGACATGGTTCCGCTACCAGGATCTACGCGACGGCGGCCTGTCCATGTACGGCGCTGCGAAAAAAATCGGAATCTCCTACCGGGCCGCATCCGATTTCGAGAAAGGCATCGGTTCAGCGGTCGGCCGGGCCGCCAAAAAGGCGTTCGACGCGGCCCGCACCCCAGCGGTCATCCCCTACGACGACCTTTGCCCGGAAGCCAGGGAAGCCTACAATGACATCGAGGTTTTCGCCCGGAGGTATTTCGGGCTGATTCTCATGCCGTGGCAGGTTGAGGCCACGTCGAGGATCATGGAACTTCAAGCGTCACCGCAGGAAGAATATGTGGTGATAAACGCCCCACCCGGGTCCGGCAAGTCCACGTTTTTCACGCGGGTTCTGCCAGCGTGGGCGACGGTGCGGGACCGGACGATCCGCGGAATGATCGGTTCGCACACCAACCGGCTGGCCGAATGGTACACGCGACGGTTGAAAGGCGAGTTTGAGCGGTCGATTCCGGTCATGGCCGAAGCGAAAGACCTGAAACTCGGGTTGGCGTTGGACGCAGAAGTCACCCTGCTGGGCGATTACGGCCGGTTCAAACCGGATGTGAAAGAAGTCTGGCGGGGCGACCAGTTCACCGTCGCTCAGGAAGGCAACATTCCCGTGTCGGAGAAGGAACCCACCTGGACTTGCTTCGGTGTGGACTCCGGTTTCCTCGGCGGCCGGTTCGATCTGATTATTTGGGACGACCTGTATGACCCTCGGAAGATGCGAACCGCTGAGGCCCGTGACGATTTGAAACGCTGGTGGGATGAGGTGGCTGAAACCCGTTTGGAACCCGGCGGGCTGCTGGTGTTGCAGGGTCAGAGAATGGCCGGCGACGACATCTACCGGTACGCGTTGGACAAACATGTCACGGTGGACGAAGACGAAGATTGGGAAGCAGATGTACCCGAGGAACTGAAACTAGACGGCCGCCGCTACCACCACCTTGCCTACAAGGCCCACTACGAGGACCGGTGTGAGAAGAAGCATCGGTTAGATGGTGACCCCTGGCCGGCCGGGTGCTTGTTGTATCCGAGGCGGTTGAACTGGAAGCAGCTTTCCCATGTGAAATCTCAAACCCCTGACCGGTACGCGGTGCTGTACCAGCAAGATGATGCCGACCCGGCGTCGGTGCTGGTGGACCCGGTGTGGATAAGCGGCGGGACCGGCGTGGACGGGGTTGAGCATCAGGGATGCTGGGACGCTGACCGTGACCTGTGGGAGTTGCCGAAAAACCTGCCGGGCGATGTGATTATTGTCGCTACCGCTGATCCGTCGCCGTCAAAGTTTTGGGCGTTACAAGTGTGGGCGTATGTGCCCGAATCGGGGTTCCGGTATTTGTTGGAGTCGTACCGGCAGAAGATGGACGCCCCGGCGTTTCTCGACTGGAACCAGGAGGAAGGGGTCTTCACTGGGATAGCTGAGGAATGGTGGCAGTTGTCAGCGGACATGGGTCGGCCGATCCAGTATTGGATCGTTGAAGCCAACGCGGCGCAGAAGTTTATTTTGCAGTACGACCATTTTCGCCGCTGGTCAGCGAAAAGGGCTGTGAACCTGATCCCGCACTACACTCATTCTCGCAACAAAGGTGACCCTGATTACGGCGTTCAGATGCTCGCCCCTCTGTATCGGCATGGCCGGGTGCGCCTCCCGGGCAAGCAACGAACCGATGCGCGTCCCCATGCGCTACTCTTAGTAAACGAGGTTACGAAATGGTCACCGGATGGTCACGGTTCCGCAACAGACGACTGTGTGATGGCTCAATGGTTTTTAGAACACAATCTTCCGAACATCAGTTTGCCTCGGGGGAATGTTACGTCGCTTTGGCGGCCGTCGTGGATAAAGGAGGCAAACAAGGTTGAAGTCGCCTGAAGAAATCGTTGGCCTGCTTCGGGAACGGGAATCGAACCTGGAGCCGTCGTTTGCTCGGATGCGCCGCGTCCGGGCCGCTTACGACGGCGACATCGTGGTTCCGCTCCCCGAGTTGGACGACAACGAACAGGTCGCTGTAGCGAACCTGCTCGCACAAGGGTTGGATCAGACCGCTATGAGAATAGCGTCGGTGATGCCCGATGTGGTGATGCCCCCCACCAAGGACGACCAGAAGCAAGCTGAGAAACGGGCCAGCACCCGTCGCCGCGCCGTGTTGGGCTGGTGGCAGCACAACCGTATGGACATCAAACTGTCCAAACGGGCCAGACACATGTTGGGCTACGCGTCCTCGCCCGTTTCTCTCAGATACGACCCGAAATCCGGCCTGCCAGAGTGGACGGTGCGTGACCCGTTGACGACGTTCCCTGCGCCCATGTTCGGCCCGGACGACATGGCCCCCTATGACACGATCTTCACCTACGAGCGGACTTTCTCTTGGTTGTTGGACAACTACCCGGAGGGCGCTGAGAAAGTCCGGCATCAGGATGTTCAAGGCTCCGACCTGTACCAACTGGTCGAATACTGCGACCCGGAGGAAACGGTGCTGGTTGTTGTGGGCCGCGACCCGAGGGCGCAGTCCGCTTGGCGTCGGCACGCTGATTATTCCCCGCCGTTAGCAGAGTTGGAACGCACGGTGAACCGAACCGGGGTGTGCCCCGTGGTGGTCGCCGGCCGGGTCAACCTCGACCAGCCGCAAGGCCAGTTCGATCAGATGCTCGGCATGTACCAGATGCAAGCCAAACTGATGGCGCTAGAAGTGTTGGCCGTTCAGAAGGGAATCTTTCCTGACACCTGGCTGGTTGCCAACCCGGGTGAGACACCGCAGATTGTCAACACCGCGAACGGGTTGACCGGCGAGGTCGGCGTGTTGAAAGGCGGCACGTTGCGTGACTCTGTGGTCAACCCGGGGTTTATGACCAACCCGACGATTGACCGTCTGGAACGGGCGCAAAGGTTGACGGCTGGTATCCCCTCCGAGTTCGGTGGCGAATCCGGGTCGAACATTCGCACCGGTCGGCGTGGCGAAGCGGTCCTGTCCGCTGTCGTGGACTTCCCTGTTCAAGAAGCGCGACGCATGTTGGCTGCTTCTTTGGAAGAAGAAAACAAGCGGGCCATCGCGTTGATGAAAACGTATGCCGGCAACAAGTCGCAGTCGTTTTACGTCACCATGAAGGGTGCCAAAGGCGTTGTGGATTACACGCCGAACAAGGATTTCGACACGGACGACAACCGGGTCATGTTCTCCCACCCGGGGGCCGACATGAATGATCTGGTGATCGGGGCCGGTCAGCGAATCGGGATGGGCACCATGTCGAAACGGTCGTTCATGCAGATCGACCCGATGGTTGATGATGCTGAACACGAACACGACGCGGTGATTTCCGAATCGTTGGAACAGGCGTTGCTTGCCTCGTTGCAGACACAGGCGTCGCAGGGGGCGTTGCCTCCCAATGATCTTGCCCGCATCGCAGATTTGGTGAGAACCGACCGGGCCGAACTGGCTGACGCTGTGCAGAAGGTTCAGGAAGAAGCCCAGAAACGGCAGGCATCCGAAGTGCCCCCGGGGTCGCCTGAACTGATGCCGGGTATCGCCCAGCCGGGTACGGGCGCTGAGGCGCAGCCCGCTCAGGCTGCGGGTGGGCGTCCATCTTTGCGTGACCTATTGGCGCAGGTCGGCTGATGCCGCGTAAAGGCGTAGGCCAGAAAGTAAAGGTTGCCCCCGGGCAGACATATGGGAAGGGTGTAGCCCAGGAGGAATCGCAGCAGGCGATTCCGTTGCATCGGGAACCCACGGCTGCGCCAACAATGACCCCCGGCCAGTTCGGGCCTCCGACCCGGCCGTCGGAACGCCCGCGTGAAGCGTTGACCGCTGGTGCCCGTGTAGGCCCCGGCCCCGGTCCGCGACCGCCGGCCGCTCACCCCATCAAACGGGAAGACCCAACACCACGGCTTCTTGCCGTTCTGCCATTAGTGGAGGAACTTGCCGCAGCCCCGGGTGCGTCCCGTGAGGTTGTTCGCTTGGTAACGCAGCTTCGGGTTGCTACCGCGAACATGCAACCAACCCTGCCGGTGTAACCGTGAGCATCCTGAGCCGACTAGAAGCGGCGTTGGACAAGGGCGTTGATCTTGTAACGGGCGGTGGCCGACGGGTCGGCAACATCGCGGTGCAGAGCCTCAAAGTTGGGGGTGACCTCACCGGGTTGGGTGCCGATCTGATAACCGCGCCGTTCACCGACGACGAATACGACGGATTTCTCAACACGATCAAGGGTGTCAGCAACAAACGGATTTGGGGTGGCGATCCGGCGTACGGTCAGGGCGCTCTAGGCCATACGTTCGGCCCGCGAGGCACCCTCGGGTTGGTGATCGAGGCGGTGCCCGAACCTATCCGCGAAGGCACAAACGCTACTTTCGAGGCTTGGGAGGTTGGTTACCGGCAGATCGCCCGTGTCCCAGCCACCGCGATAACGGCCGCTTCCCTGGCCTTGTCGGACGAAGAAGCGGGTGACGTTTGGGAGCAAGCGTGGGAGATGAGCGACCCTTGGGGTGGCGACCCGCGGGCAAACACCATCGGCCGGGCGTTGTCGTTCCTGCTATTTAACATTGATGTCCTTGACGAAGAAGAAGTCGCCCGGCATGAGGGAACCGCCTGGCACAACTATGTGTCCGGCACCACAGATTTCGCCGCCATGTTCTTTTTGGACCCGACGATTGTGGGCGGCAAAGTCGTCAAAGCCGCCCGGGGTGCTGGTTGGGTCGGCCGGGTTGCTTCCCGGGCAGGGGTTCCCGGCACTCGGGCGACGTTGAACGTGCTGGGCCGTCACCGGCCCGGTGGGGCTGCGGATCGGCTGTTGATACGACCCTATGTGCGCGCCCGGTACAGGAAGAACCCGGCGAGAGTGACCGCCGAAGGGGTGGAGATGACCCGTCGGGAACTGGTACTGGCCGGTGGTCAGAGCGGTGTCAGAAACCGGCTTAGAACCCAAACGATCAGGAGGGAACGCTACCTTCGCAAAAACGGCCGGTTCGATAGTTTGCTCAGAGAAGTAGACGGGTTTCTCGCAGAGGCCGCTGGTGAACTCGGTTATGCCGTCACCCACGCCGCCCATTCGGGCCGCGGGGCCGGTTCGGCGGCTTCGGTCTTCGGGCCAGCAGTCCGGCCGACCGCCCGATACCCGGACGAGGTTTACCAACTCGCCGCCGGACGGGTCAGGCAACGATTGTTCTACAAGAACCCTCACGGTGCGGCGATCTCCGACATGCTGGTTCGCGCCTACGGCGGCGGTCGAGGGTTCACTTCACCCGGCCGGCAGGCCGCGGAAGACGTAATGAGATTCTTCCTCGGTGACAACGCGGCTATCGCCAGGATCGCAGACCAGTCGGATGAGGCCGCCAACTTCCTGAAAGGCATCTTCGTCGCCAACGGCACGGTCAACACAGGGGTTCTCCCCGGCATGGTCGGCGGTCATGTCAACCAGCACGCCATCCGGCAGGCGCTCATGCCGGTCACCGACCCGGCCATAGCAGACGACATCGGTGAGCTTGCCGGACGGTTCGACATTCTCGACCGAATGATCGCCCCCGGGCTTTACAACGCTGGCCGGGACATTGTGCGCCAGTCGTACTGGTACACAAACAGCATCACCGGTAAGCCGTTCCGCTGGGTGTTCGACAAGCGCGCCCATCCGCATGTCCTGTTTGCTTCGACCACTTCGGATCTGATGGTGGAACGGATGCTCCGTCAAGCCAAGATCCACCCTGACGAAATCGCGAGGATTGTCGCCAAGTGGAACGGGATGGACGAAGCGGCCCGGCGGCGAGCGTGGCCGGAACTAATCCAAGAAGTAATAGACGATGTGGTGGAACGCAACTTTCCGGGGATGAAAGGAGCGGCCCGGAAGGATCTCATCAAGAATCTCGTAGAGGACTATTCGCGAAGCGCCCGGCACGCCGAGGATGAACTGCGGAGACACATTACGGGTACGCCGCTGGCCGCGAGGTTGGAACGGTTGGAGAACGGTTCGGTTGGTGCCACGACAGACGACCTTGCCCGACGGTTCAAGGACACGGACCCGAAGGATTTGCAGAGGATCGCCCAAACGCCGGAACGGCTATCCGATGTCGGGTTCGTACCTGATTTCACCAGGCTGAACCGGTCTGCTCGACGGTTGAAATGGGCAGAGGCCGTCATGGGGAAAACCCGTGGCCTCGACCGGGCCGCCAAAAAGGCGTTCGACGCTATTTACGGTGGCATAGACGCCGCCGACCATGTGCTAACCGTGTTCTCGAACATTTGGAAACCGTCGGTGCTGCTCAACCCGAAATGGCCGATGCGGGTCGTCGGGGAAGAACAGTTACGCATGGCGGCGATCATCGGCGGCCCTGACGGCCTGTTCAACTTGTTGACCAGCGGCCGGCGTGGCCTGGGCGAATCGGCGCTTCGCAACCTGTTGAGCGACCAAGAAATCCTGCGGCTCCTAGACGTTGACGATGTGGAATCGGCGTTGCGGGTCATTCTCGGGCCGCGGACATTCAAGTTTGACCCCGGGCGGGGGTTTCGCGCCGGGATCATCGGGTTCGCTATCGCCGGGGCACCGGGCGCGGCAATAGCGATGGGGGTTTCAACGTCTAGGAATCAGGGCATTATTCGCCGGCTCGCTACGACGGTCAAAGCCCGCCAGCAGGCGCTCGACCTGCTCGCCGTTGGTGATGAGGCCGGGGCGCGGGCGATCATGGAAGCCGCAGGGTTCGACAACTTGCAGATCCTCAACATGGATGTGCGCCGTCATTTCGGCAACCCGGCGCAACCGTTGACGGAGTGGGAGAACGCCGCCGGGTCTGGCCGTGGGATGACGTACATGCTTGCCCGTCAGGGAAGCCAGTTCAAGCAGGACGAAATCAAGATGCTCGGCGCCTGGGATGACGTAGTTTTCCCACCCCAAGGTATTTTGCGGAACAACGCTGATGATGTTGCGAAATACGAGATTTGGTATGAGCGGGTTCTAAACGACCAGTACGGTCGGTCGGCGTTCTCACAGATGTTCTACGACGATGCGTTGACCAACGACGACATTGTTGGCTGGTTGCTTCACGGTCCCAGCCCGATGGGCACCCGTGTGCCAAGGCAGGCTCTTGACAAGTACGGGAAAGGCGGCCCGAAGGTTCTTGACGAACTGGACTTGTTGGACGCCTCACCCGAAGAACTCGGGGTGTTGGTTGACTCTATTCGGGAGATAACGGAACGGTTGCTGCCGAAGATGGATGAGCTTGCCGGTTTGCGGGCTGCCAAAGCGAACGGTGTGCGGGTCGAACTGCGGCAGGTTATCGAAGCTCTCGGCGGGGAAAAAGGATTGCTGAGAGTGCATCCCCCGGTGCTTGGACCGCCCTCCCCTGTTGCTACTGGTTCGGTGTTTGGACCGGGCAAGGCGAAGATCCGTCCGGGTGCGCCCGGAGGCCCGGCGAAGCAGGAAACCCTTTTTTGGAACGACATTCTTCAAGGAGTCCACAAGCAGGAAGAAATAGGTTACGGAAAGTTCGCTTGGTTCAAGAAGATAATGGACCGTGGGATCAGCCGCCTCGGCGGTTTGACCACAACACACCTGTCCCGCCACCCGCTGTTCCGCGTCGTCTACGCCGACGAGATGCAACGCAAGATTTTCAACTTGAAGGCCGGAGCGGACGGCACCTACGAACTCACTCCCGCTGCGTTGAAGGCGATGGAAGACGCCGCTCGGATCACCGCGTTGGACGCTGTGAAAACCATGATGTACGAACTAGCTGAAGCCAGCAACTTCGCTGACTCGACCCGTCATTTCTTCCCGTTCTTCAACGCCTGGCAGGAAGTGTTGACCCGTTGGGTCGGGTTGACGGGCAACAACCCGGAGTTTGTCGCCAAGATGGCGGTCACCTTCCGAGAATCGGGGGGCCTGCCGACCTACGAAGATCCTGAGGGCAACACTTGGATCGTGGTGTCTCTCCCTGAGTGGGGTACAGAACTTGTCTCCCACAGCCCGCTGTGGGGTGACGTTTTAGACCACATTGAGGCGGTTCATCTGAACCGGGACAGCGTGAACATGATTACCCAAGGTCTTCCCGGGTTCATGCCGACCTTCGTATTCGCGGTCGGTGAGGTGGCGAAACGCCACCCGGAGGTGCAAGAAATCCTGTCGTTCATGTTCCCCTACGGGTTGACCCCATCGTCGCCGGAAGGGTTGGTGTCGGTCGGCACGGTCGAACAGTTCAGTCGGAGTGCCGCTCCGGCGTGGGGACGCCAGTTGTTCACGACGTTCAAGCTGTTGACCGAAGAACTCGAATCGGGGTTGCTTGACGACAAATGGGATTTGGTTGATGCCTGGGAGGATCGTTCCGCTGGCGCGGCGATGCGTTTCATCGCCCAAACGTGGGCGGCGAAAATGGAGAACGGCGAAATGCCGTACCGCGATTTCAGCGACCCGGCCGTAGTAGCAGATTTCGACAGGTCGATTGTCCACGCGGCCAGGGTCACCGCGTCGTTGATGGCCTTCGCGAAACTGGTGTCCCCCACTTCGGTCAAGCTTGTCTCCCCGTACCAGGATGAGATCGACCTGTTCCGTCGGTACTACAACGAGAACCCTGGAACCGCTGAGGACAAGTTCTTTGAGCATCTAGCCGCTCAGGACATGGAGGGGTCTTTCTGGTATCTGACAGCGCGGGCCACCCAGTCCAGAGAAGGGCTGCCTTCGACAATGGACGCCATCGACTTCCGCGACGAGTTCGAGGATCTTTACATGGACTACCCGGAGTTGGGTGGTTTGATCCTCGGGTTCGACGGTGGCGGCAGTTCGAGGATGAGCGCAGAATGGCTGGCGGCCGCCTACGAGAATCAGATAATAAGCGAAACATCCCGGGGGTCCGGGGAGAAGCAGCGGTATCGGTTCTCGTTGATGGAATGGTTGCAACAACCGCCGATTCGCCAGGGGTGGTCCGAATACCGGGCGATCAACGACGAGTTCTATGCGTGGCTGGCCGAACCAACCGAGGAATACCCTATGGGCATCCCGAACAAGCTGGTGGGTGCCGCAAGACCCTATGTTGAGTTGCGGCAATCGCTGGTGGACAACCTTGAAGCTCGCAACCCGCTTTGGGCCGAGGACTACAACACCCAAGACCCGAAATGGGAGAAGCGGATCGAAGGGATGCGGGTCATAGCCGACGATGACCGTTTCATCGGCCGATCCGACATTCAAGCGTTGAGGGACTATCTGGCAGCACGCGACGAGATCACCAGCATGTTGGCAGAAATCAAACGGGGCGGCGGGTCTGCCAAACTGGATTCGCCGGCTCCCACCAACCAGGCGTTACGAAAAACATGGGAGACTATTGTTCAGGACATGCTGGACAATAACCCGACGTTCCGCGACATCCATGAGCGTTGGTTCGAGTTCGACATGCTGACTTCGGAAACGTGGCCGGAAGACCAACGGACGAGAGCCAGAATCCGGTAGGGGACGGGGACACTATGGCGGTATCACAAGCTTACAGAGATGAACTAAACGCTGACACCACGTTTCATCCCGGGGGGATGATCGCTTGGCTGTACGAGGTTGCCGGCCGGGCACACATAGACAACATGATGGACAGCTCCATCATGGACGACGACGCCTTCGACGTTTACCTACACAACTTCATACTCGCGCGCCCGCAAGAAGAAGAAGAAGAAGACTGGACGAAGCACGAAATCTACGTCTATCAAGCCTCAGAGTGGTTCGCTGACACGGAAATCGGAGATCCGAACTTCCCCGGGCCAACAGTCGGTGACCTTTACGGCGTCTACTTGGCGCTGTCAACCGCAACCAACCCTGACGAATACCGGAAGCTCAACGAAACGCTGTTCGCTAACGGATGGTACGGGGTGGGGGCCACCGTCGAATCGTTGGAAAACCAGGGGGCCAACGAGCAGGCGTTCGCCAACGCCGTCAACTCGCTGGTAGCGAGGGGTCTTTCACCGATAGTGCAAAAAGAGGAAGACGGCTATTTGGTTTGGGATTATTCCAATCTTGGCACCAAACCGTTCACCTCGCACGCAGGCGGCGAAATGCGGCTCACCGAAGACCAGATCAACAGCATGGCTGACGACGCAGCGCAAACCGTGTTCGGTCGTGCCCCCAGCGACCAGGAAAAGACGATGGTTCTAAACTTGGTTCGTGGTTTGGAAGCCTCAGGTGTTCACAGGCCGGCTGCTGCTGATGCGCGGGCAGAGTTGCGGCGGGGCGCTCCGGTGGAAGCGAGGACTCAGGACATGTCTGGTGTGTTACGGAACTTCATGTCGATAGTGGCGGGCAGGTAGTCGTCATGGCTGGAACGGATCAGGCGGTCACGATTTACTTCAAGGACGAACCAGTAACTGTCTCTAGGCCCCGCGAGGTGGAGGAAGAGTCCGCATGGTACTCCGCATGGTACGAGTTAGTCCATCAGATCACGATGGCGGCGACCACGACTAGCAGCAACCTGGTTGAACGCATAGACGCCGTGAGCGACATGTTCGTGGCCGGGGCATCTCCGCAGGAAGCAGCAGACTTCGTAGCCGGTCTTTCGGCAGAGGTTGAACCCCCGAGCGGCGACCCCGGCGGCGACGACGGTCAGTCCTTGGAAGAATCACCAACCCTGGTGGGTTCGGCGGTTCTCTCAGAATACGCCAACGAGTTCGGCTACTACGGGTCGTTCCTCTCCCACCCGCAGGTCGGCCCGATCCTCCTGCTCGCCGCCCACGAAGAATGGACAAGGGAGCGTTTGGAAAGCCGCCTGAACGCCCCCGATGTGGACTTCAAGAAAACATTGGAACGCCTCCAAAAACTTGAAGGCTACGGCTACGACCTTGACGAGTTCGGGCTGGGCCAAGAACTTATGGACTTCCTGCTCGCCTACGAAGGCACAGGGGAAGACCAGTCCTGGTGGGGCACCACGGCCCCTGCGAAACGGGCGTGGGACACGCTGCTTGCATCAGACCGGGCTGCGGCAGAAGCGCAACTGGAAACCCGAATGGATCTCCTACGAACCGAAGCTGGCACGCTCCGTATGACGATCAGCGAAGAACGGTTGAAAACGCTTGCCACGGATTCCATTGTCCAAGGCTGGGACGACAACGAAATCCGACGGAACCTGTTGGCCGAATCCCATTGGGATCCGGGTGCCGCTGAAACCGGTCAGATCGGGGCGAACATGACTTCGATCCGTCAACTGATCGACAAATACATGCTGACCTACGGGGATCCCATCGTTGAAGATTGGGCGCGCAAGATTTACCTCGGGGAAGAATCCTTGGATGTTCTGGAAGAAGACTTCAAGGAAGACGCCAAGATGAACTTTCCGACATTGGCTGACAAGATCGACCGGGGTTACAACACCCGGCAACTGTTCAGCCCTTACGCTGAGAAGATCGCCGGGATGCTTGAAGTGCCTTCTACGGCCATCGACTTTGTGAACGATCCGAAATACACGCCGATCATCGACTGGGTGGCCGGTGACGGTGAACGTCGGGCGATGACCCTTTCAGAAACCGGCGAATACATCCGCACCAGCGAGTTGACTCGCCCGTTGTGGGAACAGACCGCCACGGCGAAAACGGCGGCCCAGTCGTTCGCTGATTTTATTGCTAGGAAGTTCGGGGGGTTGGGCTGATGGCTACCGATGCGAGCGGCGCGACGTTCGCTCCGATTTTCAAAGGGCAGACTTCTGCCGACCCGGAGGAACTAGCCGACTTGGCTGCCGCCGGGGCCGAGTTCCACCCGGGGTATTTGGCTTCCCACGGCGGGGCCTGGAAAGACCCGTTTACTGGCACGCGGGTCGGCATGACTGAGGGCGGCGATTGGACCGGGGTTACAGAGTATTGGACTGCTGAACCGGGTGCGGGTGGGCCTTCGGGGATGTTCACCGAGGGAGGTGCCCGGATCGGTGACCCGAACGTAGACCCTCACATCACCACGGACGCCGAGGGCATGGACCCTGCCGACCTGTTGGAGCGGGCGACGGCCCTGTCGCTCGCCTCCACGTTCCTGTACGACCGGCAGGCGGTTGCCGACGAATACGGCATAACCGGTGAGGACATCGCCGGGATGAGTGAACATGTCCGGGCGTTGGGGTTGTCAGGCAGCGGCGTTGTCGGCCGGGTTGGCGCGGACGCTACTTTCAACATGGAAACCGCCCCCGAGTTTGACATAGATGCCTCCATAGAAGCCAATCTGGCTGCCGCTCAGACGGCAGGCTATGTGGACGTTCCGGCCGGTGGCGGTTTCGTCGGGCCGGGGGGGGAATCGTTAGCAGAACTAGCCCGCGCCGCAGCACCCTCCCCGGGCATGTCCCCTTATGAGGTTCTTGCCCAAACCATTGAACTGGCTGCCACGTTCGGTGACCTCCCAGGTGTGGCCCCGGGGTACGAAGGCAACCTGACCGTCAACGAGGTCAACGGTTGGATCAACGCCATCCAGCAAGCCGGCGACAATGACTGGGGGATGGTCGAAGACATCCGGCACAACATTCTTGCCTACCGGGTCACACCAGCCCGAGTCGCAGAAACCTACGGGATCACTCTTGAAGAAGCAAAAATGCTCACCGGGGAAGGCGGTGACATCAAAGCGTTCCTCGACAGCGGCAAGACCGAAATCCGAAACCGGGTCACCGGGGCTGTCACCACCATTGGTGGTGGGTCAACCGACGGTGGGCCTTCTGCCACGGATCTACGAAGCGCCACCGACATTGTTCGCAACGTCCTCGAAGACTACGGGCTAGGGGAACTCTTAGACGACCCGGATCTCGACCTCATCAACCTGTGGTTGGCCGCCGGGGGCGATGCCGCGGGTGCGGCTGCCGTGTGGGCACGCGTCAGACAATCAGACCCGTACAAAGACCGATTCCCCGGCATGGCAGCCCTGTCCGCAGCCGGACGGGCCATCAGCGAAGCCACCTACATTGAACTGGAACGCGGCTACATCGAAATAATGAACGCTGCTGACATCGACCCGGGGTTCTACGACGAACCCTCCGATTTCGGTGCGCTGATCGGCGGCGATGTGTCCATCAACGAGTTCAACCAGCGTGTCGCCCTGGCCGTCGAGGCGACAACCCGGATGACTCCCGAGGTCAGGGAGGAACTAGCGACGTACTATCCTGAGATCACAGACGGTGATTTGACTGCCTATTATTTGGACCCGACGAAAGCCACAAGCATCTTTGAGGAACGAGAAAGGATAGGAGCAGCCCGGATCGGTGGGATAGCCGTCGAGACTGGGTTCGGTTCTGTTTCCCGTCAAACCGCTGAACGTCTGCGTGCGGCAGGGGTTACTGAAACAGCGGCTCGTCGGGGATTCCAGGCGATAGCGCCGTCTACGCTGGCTGAGGAAACCGCGTCCGAACGGCTCAATGTTGACCCGGCGACCGGTCGGCCAGGGGTAGCCACGGTCAGGGTGGACGGGCAGGTCGGTACTTTTGACGCTGATTGGAGCGGTGACATTACCCGCGGGGAACTCGTCGGAGCAGAGTTCGGCACCGATCCGCAGGCGGCTCGACGCATCGAAGCACGCCGGCAGCGACGCCTCGCAGCGTTCGCCCAAAGAGGCGGCCCAGCGATGACCGGAGGCGGCTACACCGGGCTGGGGACAGCCACCTGACCCCACATCCAAATCGTCTGCTATGGTTATCGTAGACGCATCTGGCCGCTTCTACAAGCGCCCGTTGAGTGAGAGCTATCTGTGTCTCGGCCACCAGCCCGCCTCCCGGGTTGGTGTGAACCAGAAGGGAGCGGACATAGATGGCTGAGGCAACCGAATCCGAAGTCGTTGAACTAGATGAGGACAGTCAGCCGAAACGCAACTGGCGGCGAACTCTTGAAGACAAGGCGAACACAGCGGAAAGCCAACTGGCCGAAGCAAACGCCAAGATCCAAGAGTTCGAGCGGACAGAAGCGTTCCGGTCGGCAGGAATCAACCCGAATGACACTCGCCAGGCATACTTCGTAAAAGGGTACGACGGTGAAACCGACCCGGAGTCAATCCGGGCCGCAGCGGTCGAAGCAGGGTTTCTCACCGAAGGTGGGCAAGCCCAGCAGTTTGGGACGCCAGAAGTGGTTGCAGCACCCGGTACGGGTGAGGCGGTCACACTCCACCAGGAGTTAGCGGCCCAGCAGAGAATCGCTGATGCGGGGGTTCAGGCACAGCCGGTGATTCCACCGGACCTGAACGAGCAGATTCGTGCCACGACCAGCGAAGTCGAACTAAAGGCTTTGATGCGTTCTCACGGATACGAGTTTGACGTTCAAGATTAGGGGCCTCCTGTTCCCTAAGGACAAACAAACAAGATGGCTTACACGCAAAAGTCATCGGTCGCGTCCGACCAGGTAGCATTTGAACAGCTAGCGTATTTCGCTCTCAGGGCTAACACTCTGCATGAGGATTACGCGACGGTGAAAGCCACCCGTCAGACCCATCGCGGGTCCGGGGTGACGTTCACTATTTACGCTGATCTTTCGCAGGCCACATCGGCGCTCACCGAGACTTCAGATGTCACCGCAGTTGCCCTCTCCGACAGCACCGTCACGGTGTCTCTCGTAGAGTACGGCAACGCTGTGGTGACGACGGCTGCCCTTCGAGGCCAGTCGTTCTTCAACGTCGATTCCGACGCGGCGAACATCGTCGGATACAACGCAGCCGATTCTCTGGATCAGGTCGTCGCAGACCTGCTCTACGCCGGCAGCAACGTCACATACGTCGGACAGTCAACCCGTGGGGCGTTGCTCACCAGCAACAACTTCACATCGTCGGCTGTCAGGGAGGAAGTCGCGGCGCTTCGCACCGCTGCTGTTCCAACCTTCAACGACGGCTACTACGTCGGATTCTGTCACCCGGATGTGGCTTACGACTTCATCGGGCAGACCGGTGTAGCCGACCTGCGTTCGTTCCAGATCCGTCAGGAAGCTGACAAGGTTCGGAAGGGTGTTATCGGGACGTTTGATGGCGTTACGATGATCGAAACCCCCCGTGCCCTCCTGGTTGCCGACGGTGGTTCGACCACCAACGATGCCTACGGCAGCGTTATCATCGGCCAGCAGGCGATGGCGAAGGCTTACTCCACCATGTACGGGGCTGACCCGTCGGTGGTGTTCGGTCCTGTGACCGACAGCCTGCGTCGCTTCCAGCCGGTTGGCTGGTACGCCATGTGCGGTTACGGCCGCTTCCGTGAGGCTGCGATCCGCAGGATCGAGACAACCTCCACTATCGGGGACAACAGCTAGTCCCGGTAATAGTCGTTGACGGGGGCCGGAGCGGGGCGCAGATGCTTCGGTCCCCGCCAACCGCTAGGATGATGTCGTGCCGAACAAGACGAAATCGAAGAAGCAGGCGAAGCGGCGTAAGCCGCGTAAGGTCCGTTACTGATGGGCAAGTATTCTTCTGTCGGTTTCCTGGTTCGCCGTGGCACTTCTAAAACCACGAAGATTCGCAGAGACTCCGACGGCCAGTTCGGCGGGGTCCAAACCGAGCATTGGGATGGGCGTTTAGACGCTAAAGTTGTTCCCGAGTCGGTTGAACTAAAAGTTGCCGTAGGAGGTGACGAGTAGATGGCAGTAACAGCTTCGGGCCTGTTTGTTCTCACTTTCCGAGATATTCTCGATTCAACACAGATGGCGGTGGACACCGGGTCGGATACTTTCAAATGTGCGATGATTACTAACTCATCGACACCCAACTTTGAGACTCACGACCATTGGTCTGACCTGTCTGGAAACGAGGTTTCCGGTTCGGGCTATTCGGCTGGTGGGGCGGCGCTTACGTCGATCACCCTGGGGAACGATTCGGGGACGTTGAAGTTTGATGCCGCTGACACTTCGTGGACTACGGCGACGATCTCGTCGGCGCGTGCAGCGGTCATCTACGATGACACGTTGGCTAATGATCCTCTGATTTGTTTGGTGGACTTCGGTGCCGACTATGCGAGTTCGGCTGGTACGTTCCAGATCACTTGGAACGCGTCTGGTATTTGGACTCTCGATTTGACGCCGTAGGAGGCTGACTGATGGCTACTGCGTATCCCGCTGCTCTTGACACCGTAGGTTCCCAGCTTCGGACAGACATTGCGTCTACTGACGACCTGGATGACAGCGGCAAGGAGCATGACGTTATGCATGTGAATGTGCATGGCGCGGTTGTTGCGGTGGAAACAAAGTTGGGGACTGGTGCTTCGACGGCGGTTGCTGATTCGGTGATGGCGGGTACTGGTTCCGGTGTATCGTCTTGGTCGTCTTCTCCGACGTTGGGTGGGTTGACTATGGCTGGTGCGGTGGCTTGCGCCGATCAGGTGGTCGGCCGCGCCCAGATGAAGGATTATGCCGAAACTGTGAACGCCCTCGGGTCAAAGTCTGCTGCGTTCAACATCGACTTCGAGGACGGCAACGTTCAGACGGTCACCATTTCTTCCGGCACGTTCAAC